ATGAAATTTAAAAAATGTCTTCTGCCTGTGGCAATGTTAGCGTCATTCACTCTGGCAGGATGCCAGTCAAATGCTGACGATCATGCCGCCGATGTTTATCAAACCGATCAACTGAATACCAAACAAGAAACTAAAACCGTTAATATTATTTCCATTCTTCCCGCAAAAGTTGCCGTAGACAACTCCCAAAATAAACGGAACGCACAAGCCTTCGGCGCGCTTATTGGCGCAGTCGCTGGCGGTGTTATCGGCCACAACGTCGGTTCTGGCAGCAATTCCGGAACGACGGCAGGGGCAGTTGGCGGCGGAGCTGTAGGCGCGGCAGTGGGTTCTATGGTGAATGATAAAACCTTAGTGGAAGGTGTTTCTTTAACATATAAGGAAGGCACCAAAGTGTATACCTCTACCCAGGTGGGTAAAGAGTGCCAGTTTACGACAGGTTTAGCCGTTGTTATTACCACAACGTATAACGAAACGCGTATTCAGCCAAATACTAAATGTCCTGAAAAGAGCTAATAATCAGGAGGAGTCATGAAGAAAGTTTTTCTTTGCGCCATCTTGGCCTCCTTAAGCTATCCGGCTATCGCCTCATCATTGCAGGATCAACTCTCTGCTGTAGCAGAAGCTGAACAGCAAGGTAAAAATGAAGAGCAAAGGCAGCATGACGAATGGGTCGCGGAGCGCAACAGGGAAATCCAGCAAGAGAAGCAACGTCGCGCAAATGCCCAGGCCGCCGCTAACAAAAGAGCGGCAACGGCAGCGGCAAATAAGAAAGCTCGTCAGGATAAACTGGACGCCGAAGCCTCTGCGGACAAAAAACGCGATCAAAGTTATGAAGATGAGCTACGCAGCTTAGAGATTCAGAAACAAAAACTGGCGCTGGCAAAAGAAGAAGCCCGCGTTAAGCGAGAAAACGAATTTATCGATCAGGAACTGAAGCACAAAGCTGCGCAAACCGATGTGGTGCAATCTGAAGCTGACGCCAACAGAAATATGACTGAAGGCGGTCGCGATCTGATGAAACGCGTGGGCAAAGCAGAAGAGAACAAATCGGACAGCTGGTTTAATTAATCGATGTTAGTAACTTCAACCCTATGATTCTTGAAGATAAAAAACCCTCTGTAGTAACAGAGGGTTTTGTTCATTCATAGTGCAGGGATTAAAATCATTCCCACTCAATTATTTACGAACACCATAACCAATTGAGTGATAACATTTTTCCAAAGATGAATTTTTCTCGTACCGTTTTATATACCGTCACCGGAAATCATTACCATGAAAAATGCCATGCTATCTGGTCAGGGTGTCGTACTGTTTTTCGCAGACTCTTCCGGCTTCGGCTGCCCGGTCAGCATACTCTGCCAGTTGTCTATTTCTCTCGAGAGATTTGCTGAACACGTCGGCAAGCAAAACTCCGGTGTCTGTGGCTGACGACCCAGCGCCGACAATGGCGTTATAGTGCCTGAGCTGCTCACGGATGGCAACGAGCTGTTGCTGCAACCGGCCAGTGCGAGCGGCAGCATCAAGAGCATCATTGCGCGCCTGGTCGATCCTCTGCTGCGCTTCACGTTCATTGATCGCTTTCTCCTGTTCGTAGTGCTGACGAACTCTCTCATCTTCGGTTTTGCGGTCTTCTTTCGCCTGTGCATACCCGGCGTCGTACTGACGACTGCCGTGTACACTCCAGGCAACAACTCCGGATATGGCCAGAACAGCAAGCGCCGCCATGATAAGTAACTGTTTCCAGTATAATTTTACGAATGCCCAGATCATACAGCCAGCACCTTACTGGCAGTGACATAGCGCGCGCGCCGGTCGTCGATGCCATTCCTGCCACCATTGATAATCAGAGTTACACGTGCAATATCTCCGGTATACTTCATGCAACCTTTGCTGGAGAAGAACCACGCCGCGCTACGAGCCGCATATTCGTCCTGCGCTAACAGTTCAGGATTCTCCAGCAGGTCCACTTTCAGGCCGTTTCCGCAGTCACGATAGTTATTCAAACCGGTAATCTGGATAAGTCCACGGCCTCGGTAATTCCAGCCGTCACCAGGGGAATTGTTCCCCATGCGTTTGCTGTACACCAGATTGGCGATCGCTCGCTGGCGCTCGAGTGGCAATGGTGGTTCACCAGCACGGCGACCCAGTGCATTAGCCTGCCCCTGAGTGAGACGCCCAGCCCGAACGAAGTTAGCCAGACCGCTGACACTGTAGTTGAAATTCTCCTCCAATCTGGTGAAGCCCCCAGACTCATGCCCGACCTGAGCAATAAACATTGCCTGATCTTCTGGTTTGCTGATACCAAACTCTTTCATAGCAGAAGTTATATGCGAGAACCAGCGTGCGGCCAGCGCCTCGCTAATACCAGCAGCTCGCTGGAATTGTTTAATCTCCATGTTTAGACCTCGTTATTTTGAAAATCTGAACGACGTTACCGCGCGTCTTCAGAACGGCGGCAAGCATGACAGCGTTGATGACGACCTCCGATAAATCGGCAGCCATTGGCGTGTGATACCAGATAGCGTAAGCGGCACGGACAGGAATGCTGGCGGCGGCCACAATGAGAAAGTAAGCAATCCACCCTCCCCATCGGCGATGTTGCGACCCATTACGCCGGAATGTACCGACGCGGATCGCTATACCTGAACAGATAACCGCATTGGCAATAAGCAAAAGCAGCTCATGAGTTGTCATCCTTTTCTCCCCGGGATTAAATCGCGTGGATTGTCGGAACGGTGATAGAGCCAGATGCCAATACGTACTGCTACGATTGCTGACACGAATGCGCCAGCAGAGAAGACGGTCCCTTTCTCGAAAGAGTCCTGAGTGATGGTCGGGATCCAACTGGCCACGCCGATAAGAATGGACGCTGTGGGTTTGTAGAAGAGAAGGCCGCAGAGGAAGCTGAGCATCGACAGGAGCACGCGGCGACGGATTGGATACTCAACTGCCGAGGTAACAAAGATTACCGCACCAGCCAGAGCACCAAGCGCAACTTCTGGCGGAACCCCAGCGATTACCGCAGCAAGAGATCCCATACTAAGCCACTGATTTAATGACTCACTGGTTAGTTGGGCTGACATAGTAATCACCATATTTGCGCATAAAGACCCCCCTTAGTAGGTGAGTCTATCATACACAATAAACCACATATGGTTTAAATAAACTCAGATAGCTCTTAACGAAATTACCCAAAGGGTGATATATTTGTTTTTATTTTTTCTGGAAAAAGTGCTTCATCTGTTCACTAAATACATGTCAATCGGAGTGTTAAACACGCTCATACACTGGGTTGTGTTTGCTTTCTGTATTTACGTAATACATACAAATCAAGTACTTGCTAACTTTGCTGGTTTTGTCATAGCTGTATCGTTCAGTTTTTACGCTAACGCGAAATTTACGTTCAATGCCTCTACTACTACGCTGAAATACATGCTTTACGTTGGATTCATAGGCACTATGAGCGCAGTTGTTGGCTGGGCTGCTGACATGTGCGGTCTGCCACCATTTGTTACTCTCGTCATCTTCTCCGCCATAAGCCTGGTGTGCGGTTTCGTCTATTCAAAGTTCATTGTCTTTAGGGATGCGAAATGAAGATATCTCTTGTAGTTCCTGTCTTCAATGAAGAAGAAGCGATACCAATTTTTTATAAAACGGTACGTGAATTCGAAGAATTGAAGTCATATAAAGTAATTTAATGTAAGAGAGGGATATTTCCCTCTCTTTTTTATTAATAATTCCCCTCAGAAAGGAAACTGCAAACACCGGGACCACCTGGAATATTGCATGTCCATGCCTTTGGTTGTCCTGAAGCAGGTGCGCTATTGATAACGCGTTCGCCTATATCCCAGAAACCGGATGTAGGTACTGACGAAAGATAAAATGTTGTTTTTTCAACTTGTAACGCATTTGATGGCATTCCATATACACAAAGAGACGGTGAGTTTATGAGTACATTTCCTGAACCATAATTTCTTATACCAACATTTATAGCTGTATCAGTTTCGTATATATACACACCACAACTAACATAGCTCCATTTCCCATTACCAGCTAAAGGTGCTGTAGAGTCTGTTTGTCCTGCACCATTAATTATAAACATAAGTTTTGACGCTGATCCCTGGTCATTGACCCACGCACCAAACCATACAAATTTCCCTTTTAGTTCTGGTGATTTGTTGAGGTCTATCGTTCGTCCCCAAACTCTATCTCCTGTCGTAACTAAGAATGAATAATTACCAGCATAGATGTTTTGAGTTTTTATCAATGTTCCTGTAGTTCCAGATGCAGCAGTCCAGAGCAACATATTTCGATCAAGATAGTTAGCAGTTAACTCTCTGTTCGCAATATCTATTAAATGCGCAGTGTCAGGGTTTTGTGTCGCCGGGTCATAACTACCAACGTATCCGATGGAGTTCACTGTGTTGTTGGCAAGATATAGCCTGTCAGTAACTTTGGACGAAAGATTATTGTGGTACATTGCTAATAAATTATTCACTTTCGATGCGTCTAATAACTGATTATTTTCAATCGTCAGGTTTTTCGCATAGTTCGTGAAAATAAATCCGTCTTGGTTAGGTAGCGCGCTGGCGTAGCCAATCGCGGTCTGCTGATTCCCGCGAATAGATACGGTATCATTAATTTTTGAAAGGTCAGGAATTAATGTAAAATTGTTCGCGATAAGGTGGATATCCGCACGTACTGTAATAGACTCAGGTACACTATACGGGTAACCAATCTCACCGTTGCGTTCCCAATAGTTAGCATCAAGGTTAAGGCCTTTAACCCCGTAAGCCAAAAGTCCGTAGAACTTATTTTGCTCTATATCGTTGCCATTAACTCTGACGCTCATACCGCCCTCAGCGTAAGCTGGCGTAAGTAAAACTCCACCGGCTCCGTTACCATAGATACGGTTGTTGATTATATTAATATTATTGCAGTGGCCACCAACATTAATACCGTTACCGGTGTTTTGAAACAATCGGCACCCAATGATGTCAATGGAGTAACCGTTAACTAATATTGCGTTGTTATTAGTATTAACCACGTCAATATTTTCTATTTTAATGTGGTTGGCTTCAGTAAGACTGATGCCGTTAGCTGCGTAGCCATTTCCGTCAAGACCAAAGTCCCTGAACTCGCAGAACGTAATTACTCCATCTTGTTGCGTGATTATCGGTGCCGCTGTACCCGTAGAGAAAATTCTGGACTGATATGCGCCAGCACCTCGTATCATGGTGACAGTATTCTTAATCGTAATACCAGGGTCAACAATGAACACCCCCTCTGGTATAACAATCTCAGTTGGCAACGTAGCATCATCAATAGCCTTCTGAAACGCCGCTTTGTTCTGAGAACCGGTGTTGCCAACTTTAAATCCGTAGTCTGAAAGTGTCACCAAATCTACAGAAAGTTTTTCATATACCGACATCGAGACGGCATCATTAAATTTAGGGGTATATGTAACTATTGAGGAGCCTTTATCTGTCTCTTGACTAATCAGGTCGCTCCGCAACGATGCATCCCCTACAGATACCCAGGCACCAAGGGAAACCCCACCTGTTGATTCAGGGGTTGAATTCTCAGGAACATCTTTTGGTAAAGATCCATCCCAACGGTAGTACTCGCCATTTCCATCAGGACGTTTCCAGTGAAGTGCCTGAAATCTAGTTGTTATTGAAGCACCATCCTGAAACGAATCAATAAGGGAATATCCCCATAACCCACTACTTTCAGGATCAAGAAGAAGCGGTGATCCAGAATTATCAAAACTCAGTGTTTTATTCTTTCTCCCATCCGCATCAGGTAACTCATTTATAAACGATTCAGGTACTCTCAAGCTTCTGCTTAGGCTGGCACCAGAAAGAATATCAACATAATCTTTCGTTGCTGCGTCTTTCGGCCTGGATGGGGCACGAAGATTACGAATATAGTTGTCCATTGCGTCGTAATAGTTAGCAGCAAATGACGGCTTACGTAGCGCCAGGCTAAACCAACTACGAACCTGCTGAATCAACATTGTCAACTTATCAAGCGCATCCTCATGCACCTCAGCAAAGAACTTACCCTGGTTACGGAGATCCGTTTCCTGCGTAACCGGCAATTCACGTGATATGGAAATCTGGTAACCATTAGCAAGAGCTGTTGCCAGTATTACATTACCACCTACATACCCACCTGCGCCGGTTACTGTGTAGTCAGTATCTAGCGTCAGAACAGTGATGTTATCGTTCAGGTCTACAACCTGGACTACCAGATCAGACTTCTTAAAAATCCTGAAGGTATAAGGGAATGTCGTTGTAACACCGTTACCGGTGTATTCGTTGTGGTCAACTTCGGTTGAGACCGTCATGTTAAATCTCCAGATAGTCGCAGCACCCGTTGCGCCGCATATCCGGTTATTCTATTACCTGAAAAACCACATATGGATATATAACCCATAAATACGAACAGATATTACCTTTCAGGTGATTCGCAAAACGTGCTGGATAGCAAACAAATTATTTGATACTGTATATTTATACAGTTATTGCATGGAGAAGATAAGATGCAGCAGTATCACTATCCACTGGAAGACGGATTTACCGAAAGGATTCACACGCCGGGAGGCGTCAGGTCACTGGTGGAGGGATCGCACTTGATGAAATTACTCCGGGATCTCGATAAGGATGGATTTAATGTCGATGGCCCACTTGCCGAACTGACTGCACTGATTAACTACGTCACCAGCTCACAGATGTCTATGCGGGATCTGCAAACACATCTCGACTATTGTGCCGAACAATTACGAAAACAAACCAGATAAGATTTGAAATTACCAAGAGGAGTGCTTATATTTACCTTTGCGGTAAATTTACATCGCACTCCTCTTGTGCCATAGTAATCGGGCACTGGCAAAATCCAGTGCCGGGATTGGCGTCCCGAGTTACTAAGTGGCGCATACCACGCCAGACGTGGTTTTTTTATGCGTTAAGCACAGCCATATCCGAATTATGGTGGGCTGGGCAGGGGTCCGAAAGGACGCCGGTACCACTTAGGCCGGTACGCCAACCTTGTCCAGTTCACCACCAGTAATTGGCGTTGCGGTGGTGATTAAAATCACTAAGTGGAGATAACCACCATGGCTAATGCTCAAACTGCCATCTTCAAATTTGAATCTGTTAACCCTATCCGTTCCATCATTATCGATGGCCAACCATGGTTTGTAGCCCAAGACGTTTGTAGTGCGCTGCGTATCCAAAACGTCACCCAAGCACTTGAAAAACTGGATGATGATGAAAGGTCTATGTTCAACATAGGGCATGAACATCGTGCAATTTTTGACAGCCGAGTAAAAGAGATCAACATCATCTCCGAGTCAGGCCTCTACACACTGATCCTCCGCTGCCGCGATGCGGTGACACCAGGCACTATCCCCTACCGCTTTCGTAAATGGGTTACAGGTGAGGTTCTTCCTCAGATCCGCCGCACCGGAAGTTACATTAAAAACTCGCTACCGCAGGAAGAACGCATAAAGATGGTTGCCGACCAGGTAGCCAACGCCACGGCGTCAGCAGTAATGCAGGCAATGAAGATAGAGAACAAAACCTACAGTGCCCCACTGAAGCCCGGCTACCGTAGCCTGATTCATTCGCCGTCTGGTGTTCTCGGCCTGACGGAGCACTCACTGCTGATGAATCTGCTGAACCAGTTACAGGAAGACGGGCACGACGTATCGGGCGCGGCGGCGGAGCTGACCACCATGTTCTGCTACATCGTCGGTGTGAGCAAATGCCTGCGTGATATCCAGACCCACGCGGAGTACATCAACGACAAGGCTGGGTTCTTCTGACGGGCGGCGGCACAGGGATGTGCCTTTAAAATAATCATTGGCGATGTGATGTAGATTCGCGTAATATTACCTTAAAGGTAAACCTGTTTTTATTTTATACCTGTAACTTACCGGAGATTAAAGATGACAAAACTTGGATTCGTGATGAGAGGTCCGGTAAGAAGCGGAACTCATGCAAAGCGTAGCAAGAGTCGTATTTTTACTGGTAAGGTTGTAGCACGTAAATCAGCTATTGGCTCGTTCAATAGTGAAAATGCGGCATTGCGCCATATTTTTATCAGCACAAAGCCAAGAGCATCCGCTGATGTGCATACAATGTCTATTCCTATCACAAAGAATATAAAGCGGATAAAAAAGCTCTCATCTGCAGAATCAAAAGAGATATCTTTCCGCCAGCTTAACTCATTAGAAACGCATATGAAGGAAGAGGAATTCGATGTTTTTGAGTGAGTATAGCGGGAAGGTTATACCTACTGGTGAGTTTAAAACTGATGACTTTCTGATTTCGCTAAAAGATGCTTTTAAACAACACTGGCGTCATGGTCATCATCCTGATCTGGGAAAAGATACTCTTTTTGAAAGACCAGACGAAGTATTAGGCTTCCATCTCAGAAAGGTTCATGTCAATATTGGTGAATATGCATCATATTCATACTCATGTACTGAACAGTGTTGGGATGAGTGGTCATATGGATTGATTGATGAACAAGGAAATTACAGGCCAAAACCAACCAGTAACGCATATCTCATATATGCAGTCAATGAAATAAGAGATGCAGCCTTACTAGCTTATTGGGACCCGCCCGCACACACCAAAGCTAACGCAAAAGTTTGGATGGATTCCGTATTGAATTTCACAAAATTATTTCATGAACGAACGAATACAGCCCCACTTAGTAGAAATGTTTATCCGTGGGATTATTCGTACAAATCCAAAAAGCCTGCATAGTAGTTTTTTATGGACGAAACAAAAGTCAGTGCTACACTCATTGACGCCACATTGAGGTGGCTTATAGATGGAAATGTCACAATGAAAAAAGCATTTGCTGCACTGTTCGTTTTGTTGTCTCTGGTAGCTTCAACTCAGGCCTTTGCCGGTCGTTGTCAGCACGACAGCGATACTGCCGCTGACGGCTCCCGCTGCGGTGGGCGTTCTGCGGATTCCCGCCCGGGCGGCGGTGGCATTCGTTAAAAACAAGGCCGCGAAAGCGGCCTGTGACATGTCACGCTACTTGCGAAATCTTTCTTTACCCTTCCAGCCAGTAGATGTTAGTTCAGGATGAATGGTTCCCAATATAAAGCCAACCATAGCGGAGCGAGGATCTTCTATTTTATCCGTTAATTCTTCGGCATAACTCACAGGCAACCAAGCAACAAGATCACCAATCCTCAGCTTTGGTCCTTTGCTGTAAGATGAATCGGCAATAACAAAAAATCCACCATCAGCTGAGCACACCTTCAGCATTGCCCTTTGTCTTCCAGAATCTAGCAAAACTGGCTGTTCCCCACTTGGACCAGGTATGATGATGGCTGGCATTGGTTTATTGGCTGAAAGGCTTGTGTCAAGATACTTACACGCATACTCAAAAGCTGAAAAGTTATCCTTAAAGATAAGAGGTTGAATTTTATTGCTAACCTCCTTACCACCGATTAATCTGTTGATCATCTTCTTGAACATAAAGGTCACCTAATGATTAAGCCGATGCACGCTATTACAGCTACCGTTTTGTTTATCCTACCAATTTTTTCGTTTGCAAACGACATATGTTTTAAGAATTTAATAAATGAGGATATGTGTGCACATGCAAACAAAATTGCATCAGAAGCAGGAAAGTCACTTCCCATAAAATTGAATGATAATATGTCTATTGTTTCAATAAATGCAATACTAAACAAACTTTTAGTTGTAGCGCATCTTAATTACAACAACAGCTATTTATCAAAAGTTTATAATGGTGATGTAACCTTAGAAAATAAATTAAAGAGTGTAATGCGAAATTATTCAAAATCGAGCATTTGCTCCAACAGGCAAATGAAAGCATTTATTCACCTTGGCGGAGAGATTGAGTATAGGTATGTATTTAGTGATGGCAATATATTTGATACATACGCCATCACTAATTGTGAATAGCTATTTCATCTGCTCTTCAACTTTATTTAGTAACGGTGATATCGCCCACAGGTTCTGAAAAGGTAGCATTTTACGGACCGCGTGGGTTTGCTGGCTGTCAAATTCTCCGTTAAGTACACCATTCGCAACCGTCGCGGCATCACCGCCAAGATCAAAGGTAGGACCAAGTAAAGCACCAATAGCATTACGACTCTGAAACCTTGATACCGGAGGCGCACCAAACATCGCGCCAAGACCAAACCTACCGCCGCTTATGTTCTCAACGGTATTCAGCGGCTCAGAGAGCCAGCCAAGCATTCCGCCCCGGTCGATCCCCTCTTTCACAAGGTTATTCCAGCTGTAGTCGATATCGCGACCGCTTAACTTCTGTTTCATCATATAGACCATTGAGCCAAGCGCAATCGTGCCAAGCGCACCAAGATAGAATGCAGCATCGCCCTGCTGGATACCAGATACTAGCACCCTGTTATGCTGTGCGAAGATAAACGTTTTGAACTGCGTGATCATCTTCCAGCCTTCTTTACTAAAAAACAGCGGTGTATCACCTACGCCAGGCGTTACAATCACTGAGTCTACATCTTTCAGCACTGCAGACTGGAAAATCTCTCTAGCGAAACGGTCATCCCACAGATGACTATGCCCGGTTAACAGCCCGTCCATATCCTCTCCGTGCTTCCCGAATTGCTCCCCGATTCGGCGCAGAACATCTTCATTGATGCCGACCTGTGCCATCTTCCGCATTTCACTTTTGGAGAGCGTGCCACCAGCAGAAACTTGGCGAGCCGCGTCAAGTATCCTCGACTGCACTATCATCCCGGACCATGATTTAAGTGCGCTGTTCCACTGATTCATCAGCGTCCAGTTACCGAATTTCTGCGTCATCCAGTTCAGACCTCGCTCAGCGGCGCTTCTCCGGCTATAGGGGTCAGTAAGATCCGCTATAGCCTTTGTACGCGTAGACAGGACATAATCAAGCCCAACGGCCATTTCTCGCAAATCCCTGGTTGCAATTTTCACTGAGTCCATATTTTTAAGCATGCTTACCATTGGTCCGAGAGATTTTCTCAGGCCATGCTGCATCATCGGTCGCATCAGATCAGTTGCAGCGGAGACAGTCATTCCACCAAGCAAACGGAGGAAGTTAATATTCCTAGCAACTCGCCCGGCACGAACAAAGAAACTGCGTGGATCTTGAGGTGCACCGTAAGTACCAAGCAGTCGATCACGCATAGCCGTAATATCCCTAATATCAGCCTCCCGTTGCTTCTCAAGAACTGCACGTCGTTTAGGTGTTTTAGCCTCTTTTATTAGCCGGGTATATTCCTCACTAACCTGACGGATTTGCTCCCCCATATCTTTACGGCCAAACTGCGCAGTCAGCTCAATTTCTGGTGCCACCTGCCGGAGATAACTTTCCATGATGTAGTTAACATCTGATTCAAGAAAATCTTCTATACGCTCATCAGGAATAAGCAGCGTTCTGCTTTTAGTGAAACCAGCCCGACCAACGAGTCTCTCTGGGATAATATCGGCTGGTACAAGCCCGGAAGGTGCGCCTATTATTTTATTCACGATCTCGTCAGCAGCGTCCTCTGCTTCCTCTCGGGATAGAGGCTCCATCTGCTTCAGTGCTCGTTCGCGGCTTGCATTCAGCCTTGTGGTTGAATTTGCCCGTTTTTGCAGTCGGCGAAGCTCAGAACGATATTTCCGTGGATTATCCAGCAACTCCATATGGCGCTGATAGACAGGAAGCTCACTCTTTGCCTGCGCTATATCATCAAGGCGTGTTTTAAGGTCAGAGCTTTCTTTCATCATTCTTGCCTGAAGTTTTTCTGATGAAGTCTCGGCCAACTCTTTTTCTATTCTTGTAAGACGCGCCTGTGTGTCAGTCTCCTGAGATATAAGCTTATTTCGTTTATCCAGTTCTTCCATGAGTAGAATTTTTTTACCAGACCATTTCTCCGCTTCAGCGATTTCACTAGCGAGAGCATCAGCGCGCGGTGCCGATTCCTCTGCAGTTTTTAGCAATGAATTTATCCTTTCAATTCGCTGACCTGCTTTGTCAGCACCTTTGGCACTAATCCCTTGTATCCAGTTGGCAATTCGCCCTCTGAATTCAGTGCGGTCGGAAAGTATCTTATCGAACTTATAAATGCGGGGAAGATAACTTTTCGCCGTCACGACATCGATATCCTCAGGAAGGATCCCCAGTTCCTGCATACGGGCTTTTGTGGTCTCGAAAATGGGGCGGATTCTGGCAGCTGCTTGTGAAACCTCAGGAATATCACTCTGATCACCACGGCGCATAGCCATGCCAACAGCTTCATTGAAATCAATAAAGTTCATCCTCTTCACGCCGCGGGCGCTAACAGATTTGCTGTACTGCTGGTAAGCATCACGAGTGGCTTCCATCTGCTTATAAAGCATGGCGTCGTATTGCTTAATCTTAGTCTCGACTGCCGTAAACGTAGCCAACCCCTCATCATTTTTGGCGAAGAAATAGTTATTTTCGGCAAGCTGCTGGTTAATCTGACGGGAGACAAGAGATGGTGATTGAGCCAAGCGGCCAGCAGGAGTGACACTCAACGTTTTGTTAGCAAGTCCAAGTCCAGCGAGCTGTTCCTGATCGAGTGTGGTATTGAAAACCTGAGCTGCACCAATGCTTTGAGGAGAATCCATACCTCGCAAATGATTACCTACTGAGTTAACCACTGCCTCGCGCGCGCTAGGTCCAGCAAGTAGCTGTGCACCAGCACCAAGGATCCCACCAACGAGAGCATCAACAACAACGTTCGATACGCTCTCCATCGGTGAGCGAGCTTCCTGAGTGGCCTGTAATGCGGCTTCTGATACTCCCCCACCAGCAGCATTCGCCAGGGCAAAACGCCCTGCCGTCTCAGCAATACTTCCTCCACGCGCTACCGCCCCTACAGGGATGAACATTGCAGCCACATTAACCGGGTCTATCATTCCCATTGCTAAGCTTGAAATAGTACCAGCACCACCCATTTCAGATAGATATTCTCTATCTGTTCTTTGCTTATCGATTCGATGTTTAATTGCCATTGTTTCTTCATGCGAACCGGAGTTGATAAACGAATCTGCAAAATCTTCATAGCCTTTAATATCTGCTGCATCGTTATCAAATGGGTTATATCCTTCAACCCTGTCAAACTGACTGAAAGGAGCACTGGCAATAAAGCTACCCAGCGTGTTATCTATACGAAATGCTGCTTGTCTAGACCTTTGAACGCGTTGATCACTGGTAAATGGGTTCACAGCAGAAAGCAAAGAAGGTGTTTCCATATAGAAATTACTGTCATCAGGTGCTGCTATTTGCTGAATATCCTCGCCAAGCAACTCTTTAGGATCCTGTTCATATATCGGCATTATTTGCCCCCTGCGTATATATTGCTCGGAAGGTAATTGGCTGAACCATAACCGAATGGTTTGGTCAGATCTGGAGGAGTATATCCATCTTTATTGCTGAACTGCGGCAGCGGATTGCCTTCTCTCCGCACTCTAGCCTCATCAACACGCTGTTGCTGGAACTGAATGGTTTGCCTGTACATTGGAGATGTCAGCTGATCCGGCTTGAAACGAACAGGGAGACCATTTTCTCCAATATAATTTCTCGGTTCTATCGCTCCGTTTGCGTCAGGCTGTAAAACCATAACAGCATAACTCCTATCCCTTGCCGTAAGGCCATCAGAAACAAGTATTAAGTCCGTATCACTGCGAGGACCGCCAAAGGATTTTGATTTAAGCTCGCGTTTTTCCTGCTCCCACTGCCCCTGTATCCAGTTACCAGCACCATTATTTACTCCGTACAATGCCTCAGGTGCATACTTCATAACCTCTGCTTTGCCATTAACCGTAGAAACTCCCCAGGTGGTTCTGATCATGGCATTGGTCATTTTCTCAGCCTGTTCTGCATCGCCACCTGTCTGTACAAAGTTAGCATCGTAAATTGTCTGGTAATCTCGCTGATAGGCCGCATTTGATTTTCCTGGATCGGTAATATCCGGAGACCACGAACCAAAGGAAGTCAGACTGCTGGCGTTATTTTGTGCAGCAGTTGCCCTCGCCGCGACATATTTTTTGTCTCGCATGGCAGTGGAAAGCATCTGTTTCATTCGGTCATCCTGTTGGAACACCTGGCTGTAAGCCATATCAACAGCCTTATCCTCCGGCACGCCAGCGCGGGAATAATCGTAAACCTTGCCGTAAAATGCCATCGTACTTTTATCAAGTGTTGCCGCTGCCGCCGGATTATTATCGAATAACTGACCGTAGAATTTTGCCATCGGGACAACCAGCTCAGGATCTCTTGATGTTGCTCCACTGTTAAGCATTGTTTTAACCTGAGTTGGTATCATGCCGCTTTTAGTTGTGACGGTGACCAGTGTATTGATGCTCTGCGGATCAGATATGGAAAACGAAGGCGCGATATCCTGCGCGAAATAACGGTCTACCGCTGCCTGATTGTTTTTGTCGTTCGGGTCCAGCGGGAAGTTATTTTGCATTGAAGACACGAACCTGTTTCTTCCCTGCTGAATCTCCCACTCCCTATCCATCTCTTTAAATTTGGCCTGCATTTTCTCCCAGCGTTGCTGGTTAGCTGCAAATCCAGGAGCGTTTGGATCCTGTGGACGTAAACGTTCAAGAATGTCTTGTCGTCCTTCTGGAGTGAGGTCTTTAGCGGCACCAATGACACCTCCATATTGTATCTGCGCCTGCATATCCTTCCACTTCATAGCGCCAATGCGCGGACCATTGGCCCGGATAAAATCGTCCTCAGAAGGTAACTTCTCAGGTTTCAATCCTTCATCAAGGGCTGAATATGCATCTTTAACTACGGTGCTAAGCTGGTCCGCATACTGCTGGCGGTACTGATTTCTCAGCTCATTAGCCTGCCTCAATGCCTGTATTTGCATTTGAGGGCTCATAGCATCAAATGCCGCATTGCCCGTATAACGCTTAGGTGAATCAAGGTTAGTTAGACCAAGGGCTGCCGAGATACCAGTTTCAAGCTGTTCGGTGCTATAAGGCATACTGCCATTTTCGTGTTTAATAATCCCAGCACATAAAGCAGCTAGTGTCTTTGGGTTAGAGATATCAAGCTGATCATTCTCCCCAACACCAAGCTCACCACACAATGCCCTAATATAAGCATCAGTATTATTACCATCACTAGCCGGAGCATAGCGATTAACAATCTCGCTAACGGTGTCATAGCCTTGACGCTGGTAAGACAACATATTTTTACCCAACGCGCGGATTCCATGCTCAGGGGTAGCAAACGTTGCAAAACGTCCATCGCTACCGATCTGACCTTCCCACGGGTTAGATTTGCTCGCTTCAATATTACCAGGATTATTATTACGTAAACCACGAGCATCCAATGAATTACCATGTGATATTGCACGACTCACACCATCAAGATCACCTGGCTCTCCATTAACCTGAAGAAACTCGTTGTATTTTTGAGCGATATTTCCTATCCATGCTTGCTGCCCCATTTGTTCCTTGAGCTGAGTTTTCTGCTGAACACGCCACTCATCAGGAAGCCCATGCGCATCAGCGTATTGATCAATAGATTCAAATCGCTGCTTGGCTAAATCGACAAATGCTTGGTTATCGCTATATAGCCCCGCAGACTGAGTGACAGCCAATGCATTTCCTGACAAATACGTTTGATCTTGGAATTGCTGAAACTGCCCAACTTCATATCGACGTGCCTGATTGTAATAAGACTGCATAGACTGCTGGAGTTGAAAGGATAATTTATTCCTTTCCTCACTTTCAGGAATTGAGCCTAATAATGCCTGAGCCCTTTCCTGCATATTTTTCATAACAGCGTCACTCTGACCAAGAGCGTTTTTACCCTGTTTAGAAATCAGCCCACTTTCAGGGTTGTTAATCTGGTCATCTGCAAATTGGTTAAATTGCAGTAACGCCTCCTGGGCCATAGCAACATTCGCTTTCTGCCTGGCTTCACCATATGCCACCGCATACTGATCTGCGACATTCGCCAGCACCTGACCTGCTTGAGGAACATCGAAGGTCTGAAAACCACCGGTTTGCACACCACGACTTTGCACCTGGCGTCCGGATGTAGTAGGAACAACTGGCATCAGTAACCTCCTATTTTGAATCGGGAGTCAGAATTCATAAAACCTGAGTTAGATAACATTGGCGTCCCACCACTAGATGTACTTCCTTTAGAGAACGGACTCCACGTCCCACCAAACATCTGGTACGCACCGTATGCCTTCAGAGGCGCAGTGAGCAATGTTGTTGCTGCTCCCAAATTCCCCTGTTTACGGGCTGAACTGGCTTCTGCTTTATAGTTGGCAGCCTGAACCTGATAACCGTAAGCCTCGCGTTGCGCGTTATTCACCGTCGTCAGCGAATCAAGAGCGCCAAACTGGGCAGTGTCGCCAAATATATCCAGCGCGTTACCGGTAGATAAATCGGCGCCGGTCGCCCCCATTGTCGCCGCCTGTGTACCAAGCCGCTGTCGGGTCTCTCTGCGCCGTTGCTCAGCTTCAGCGTTACCTCTGTTTATTGCATCATTTGCCTGAGCTGTGGCTATATCTGCGTTCGCTTCTGCAACCTTCGAGGCATACTTTCCCTGTTGGTACTGGGTGTATGCCTGAATGCCACTCATGGCGAGCATTGCGCCACCAGCAATAACCGGATCGCACATTATTTTCTCTCCATGTGAAATCTGTGGAAATTAAGACCAAGAGCACCATAAGGCGCGGCTTCTTCAAGCCTGAATCCAAGCCAGTGCAGCCATGCTTTGGCAACATGGTTTCGCTCGTCGACGTAGTTTTCCAGGCGCTGATAAACTGCCAGCATCTGCTGCAATACAGGGCGGCAGTGGCGCAGAAATGTCTTCTGATATTTTTCAATACGGCTGGTTCCTACCAGCCAGGGCGTACCATTGCCACCGATCATTGACGCCGGAGATACACCAAACATGGTTACCAGTTCTCCGTTCGCGAACCCTGACCAGGCCATAGTCGCAGTGCGCAGACCAACACGCAGCGCATCTTCGGTAGTCATCAGCGATACCGCATACAGTTCGTCAATATCAGCCTGACGAACATCCGGCAAAATCATCTGAAGATGCTCTTCGGTTGCGGGAATAATTTGAACATCGATCATCAGAATCCCCCAACAGTAAGGCGAGGAATAACGGCAAGAACAGACAGCGGCAACGGATCAAGCTGACGGATTTTTACACGTCCGTTTTTGCCCCAGTTACTGTCCAGTTTCACTTCTACTTTTCCGGTAGCATCATCAACAGGATCATCGTAGAACTCGAATTCACGCTGTGGATATTCGTACCATTTACCGCCAGGCGTAGTCGCCCAGATGCCGCGACTGGCATTCACAACCAGAGTAACGGAGGGGATCACCTGTTTTTTGTCCAGCAGCGTTTCCTGTCCGTTAATGTTGATATCCAGTGTTTCGAATTCAGCAGTTATTGGCAGGCCGATGTGCACTACAGCCCCCGGAGATTCCAGCGTGACGGCACCTCCGGAAACCACTTTCTGTGGTTCCACGTTCGCATCAGAGAGAATGTTTACGGTCTGGCCTTCAAGATGAGACAGGCCTCCAAATGTCCGGCGCGCCATCTGCCAGTTCGTGGTGGACACATTCCTGAGGGATGGCGGGACGTTCCTGTTAGCACGAACCACTACTGCGGTATTACTGGTTACAGAAATAATGTCGCAACGTAATTCTTTTGACACTTCATCGCCAGTATCAGTTCCGGCATAAGGGAACTGTAGTTGCGCGCCGACATCACTACTGGTGAAGTACGCACCACCAGAAACACTGATTGTATATTCCGCGCGATAATCCCATTCGCCAGAGCCACCAGTGATGGTCATCGTTCTGTCAGACGTATTTCTTCCATCATAGCTAAGGCCAGAATCAACAAAGAAAGCATCTTCATCGCTGGTAAATAAACGGCTGGACAGCCGCTCGATGTATCTCACTGTTTGCCCGTTAACGGTTCGGTTAACGACGAAATACACCGCATCTTCATTGCCTTCGCTGATACTGCATGTGCTTTCATATTTTCCGGTACTGGATTGTGGTGTCCATGCAAAAACCTGCTGATCACGCAAATAGGTCATCACCAGTAATTTACCGTCATCACGAATGCAGAAGGCGCTGGAGTAAGGGACAATAGAGAAGCACCAGTCAACAATGCTGTGCTTCTGAAAAAGATGATTGGCAAGGATGGTCAGGTCGTTCCCCTGATAGCCGTCAACATCGAATGAGTAGGCCAGATCACGGACAACACTGCCTTTCTCCTGGACGAACAGAGCAATATTCGCTACGGCAATTGGTGGGACGTTGCTTGAGCCATTTGATCCCTGAGAGCTGAATGCAAATGATGATGGGGTTAACACTTTGTTCTGGTCGCCGGTGATGACGTACTCACCTCCGGAAGTCAGCGCCACCAGAGAACCAACATCAATCAGGTGGCGGATCTCATTAACCTGACGCCCGGCATAGGTGTAGATAATTCTGTCGTCATCCTGCGTAGGATTGCTTTTGCCAAAATCCTTATAATCCCCGGTACGGCTGGCCCAGATAGTCTGAGGGAACGCAGTCGATGCGGCGAAGTAAAGACGTTGTTGATAATAAACAACAGTGCCAGGATAACCATTAACACTGTTCCAGGCATATTTAGCCCATTTATAGCTGGCATTATCCTCGCCAACTACCTGCGAAGGGATATAGGAAATCACCTCGGCAGTTGCAGTAGTTCCATTTGCAGCAGTGATACGGGCAATGCCAAAACCACTGTGCAGATATTCCCACTCAATGCCAGTATCATCATCACCGGATCCGCCCCAGCCATCCCATGATGTGCCTTCTGTATGCGAAGGGCGCAAAGTACCTGTTTTGCCTGCTGTAACGGCGCGATAGTAGTTACTGTCTGCACGGCGAATATCGCCAATCGACGTACTCTTACTGGTTTCCCATACCGGTACTGAATCCACTGCTGGCTGTTCCAGATAGAACAATTTGCCTACCTGCTCCGCGCCAAAAATAGAGGCGCTTGCCGTTAACGTAATTGTCCCGGTGCTGGCGCTGGCATAAACCGTCACTGACTCGTCAATATTGATATCTTCAAATGGTCCGTTCTTCGTTACCACATCAACCAGTTGCCAGTTGTCATGCGCATAGCGACGCAACTCTTTCGGCGGGTATGCCGGATGAACAAGCGTAAGCACGTCTGCGCTTTGCGTGAATTTAATTCGGAACAGATCGGCTTCAGTATATGGCGTGGCAATTTCATAAATAACATTGCTGCTGTTCAGCACCAACGCACCATCTTTGATAACGCGCATGTACTGGTGTCCGAACTCCAGAGCATAGGTCTGAACCGTCGAGAACTGGAACGGGATCAGGCGGCATTTCCGATTTGGGTATTTGGCGGCACCGACAAAACGCGTACCAGGTCGATTCTCAACGCCGCCATACTGCCGCACGATAAAGTTATCGCACTTGCGCAATGCCACCTGGTACTTCGCCATGTCGATACGACCGTACAACGACGGTCCAATCTCACCACCAGCAAAGCTGGGCTGGATCCAACTGATAGCCATCAGGACAACCTCGCAATGGTAAACTCGTCAACCGGTGGCTGTGGTTCCTGTGATTCATTCTGGCTATGCGAACCAGCACTAAGAATCACGCGATTGTACATATTGAGAGCAAATGTACCGAGATCCGCATTCCCAGTCAGCGCCATGTTAATGGCTGCCGCAAGACGCCAGGCCAGCGCCTCCATAAAAATGGCATCAAACATGTTCACATCTGAAACGCGAGAGACATACTTGAGCCATGCCTGCGGCTGGTCTGTATAGATCAATTTTCCTGTTCCGTTGGTGTCTGCACCAACTTCGTACTGAACGCGCATTGCTGCTGTTGGATTGCGTACACCAGGAAGCATAATTTCAGTAATGCGCAGACAATCGGACGGGTACTGGTACGCATATTCCCAGTCAGGCGGTGGATTGCTCGTATCTGCAAGCGCCACGCGTTTGGTAGCAAAGTTCCAGTCAAAATCAGAAAGCACAGCATCACGGCAGGCCTCAAAGTGCAGCGAACATTCCCCCGCTTCCTTGCTGGCTTCCGTCAGGCTGTTAATGCTGCGGCTATTGCCAATATTGGACAGCGCACGATTACAGATCTCTACTACAGAGGCCATCACTCACCTCCGTTACCGTACAGAGTTTCAGCCGCTGATTTTTCTACATCCCCGGAAACAGGAGCGATCGCCATATCAGTGATCTGCAGATCGGCGCTGCGATTAACACCATCGTCAGTTTCTCTGGCAGACAGGCCTCGAATAACAGCCTTTGCAGTTATCATCACTTCTGTTCCGACGCCCTGAGGTTGCGCCTTCAGCTTATTCAATGTGTCGTTATTAAGAGTGATGCACAGCCCCCACGGGTATTCATCGCGAGTTCTGGTTTCTCCGCTCTCATCCTGGTAGCTGTCAGTGCCGGTTTTGAGGTTTACGAGTTCCATATACACTCCTGCAATAAAGGGGCCGAAGCCCCTTGTCTGATTCGCGAGGCTTACACGCCCAGTTCTTTACGCTTATCTGCGATCTTCTCGCGGAGCGTTTCTGCTTTGGCGTTATGGTGTGGCTTCTCGTTAAAGAGCAATTCGTACTCTTCACGGAGCTTATCCAGTTCACCATCATCTGACGCATCGTTGATGATTTTGGTGCTGGTTGCTGCCATTGACACCTTTCCTGCAACTTTTGCTTTTGCCTGTCTGGCTGCATCGTTAACAGGTTCCAGTGCGCTACCAGGCTCACCTTCGTATTCGATTTCTGCTCCCTCCGGCCACAGTGTGTTATGGATATGAGAGAGGCGCAGAACGCGGTATCTTGGTTTCTCACCAGACATCGATATCACCTTAACCAGTTATTTTTGAGCGGATCGGGTACGGTGTATTGGCATCAACATCCAGACTGATACCCGCAGTGAATTTGCCGGCCGTTAGTGGGCCAGTTGCGACGGAGTAGTTAACACGCAAATATCGCTGAACACCGGCAGGCACCTTTGCAGAAACAACTCGTTTACCTGCTGTCAGGGTGGCCTTTGCCAGTGCGCCACTATCATAAATAGTGGTCCAAGAGCTGTTATTCTCACTCGTCTGCAACTGGATGTTTACAGTTGCCTCACCACTTGCCGTGGCGGCTTCGTTAACCAGCGCCCAAAACTCAAGCGGGTAACCCACGCCGATATCGCGACGGTTTCCATCAATTGGGCCGAGATCGATTACGTCAGTAGAAGCCGCGGTATCAGTTACCGCCTGTGCTTCGGAGAACATCAACAGTTTGTCGGTGATCATCTTCTTTCTCCATTAGTGGGTCTGTTACGACCCACAGGTTAATAACAGGCGTTACACCACGCGGGCTTCTGTTTCCAGAAGCGCATCAGTTTCACGGATTGGTACACCACGGAATGAAGTCCACCACTCGCCTTCTGTCTCTTTTACGCTGATCGCCAGAGATGTTTTCTCCAGAGATTGCAGATCAAGAGCCTGGCCTACAGTGCGGTTCATGTAGAACACCGGGCGGCCCATGCCACGGTTTGGAATGCGATGCAGTGCTTTAACCATCAACTTCGCAATATTTGCGGCAGAGGAAGGTTCTGAAAGATTGCTGACATCGATGTTTGCAATGCGAACAACATAACGCCAGTCACGCAGAGCAAGTCCGTTGTCCCATTTGTAATGGGTGCGATAGCCTTCGTACTTGCCGCCATTAGCATCTTCCAGTGTCACCTGGCCTTTATCTTCCATCTGAATGCCAGCCTTCTGCCCTTTCGGGAAGATGCCATGCACGGTGTTTTCGCCCCACACCACTAACCAGATTGAGGTGTTATCTGTACCCGTGCCACCAGCATCAATGATGTTCTGAGCATTACCCGCAGACATGCTGGAATAGCGGGAGGACAGTCCCATAAACTGCTGAGGGTTAACGCTGGAATCACCATAAAACAGCGTCTGCGCCATCTGCTGATTCATCGCTTCAATAAATGCGCGGTCTTCAGACAGGCGGAATTCGGCGGTATTACCGTTCAGATCAGCCAGTGACTTATCGACTTCAGCATAGGTTTCCAGCATGCCAACGGAGTCGGTGACCTGCACTGTGGTTGATTTGCTTGGCTGTACGCCATAGTTCAGCAAACGCCAGGTAGCTGAAGGTAAACCAGAACGAATGGTGGTTCGGTGTCCGGTAGGAAGGTTCCCTTCGACAAAAGGCATATCCTGAAGGATCGGGTTAGTTTGACCGAGAAGCTCGATAATCTTATCGACTTTCCCGTTTGGATCGACGCGCTTACCCCAGTCAGCCAGCGTTAGCGCAGTTAAGCCTTTAACAGCCATTGTCATTTCCTCTTTTATTTGCCATAGAGCACTTCGGCCGCACTACGCTGGCCTTCATTACCACCGGTGACCATGCCATCTTCAGACATCGCCTTTCCGATTTTCACGAACGTTTTGACCAGATCAGGGTGATTACCCAGCCCGGTGGTGTTCAGATATTCTTTGAGTTCAGGTGTCCCGAACTGGTCAAGCGCACGCTGTGCGGCGCTAAGGTTAGAAATCAACTTGTCGCCACCGATTTCTTTGTCAGCTTTTACATCCGCAGCCCACTGCTCGGTTGTTTTCTGCCAGGCTTCTGCCTGGCGCTGCTGAACACCTGCCAGAATCTTCGGATAAGCATCAACCAGCTTTTGCGCTTGCTCGTTGGTCAGGTTTAGTTCTCGCGCCACCGGCTCGAATTCCTTCAACGCTTCTGTATCCAGCTCTACGCCTTCGGCAGCCTGAAACTCGTACTTCTCAGGCGCACCCTCTGGTTTATCGCCGTCCTTTTTTTCATCCTGCTTATCGTTTTCAGGCTTTTTGTCAGCAGCAGGTTTATCGCCATCAGCAACAGGTTGTGGCTTATCACCTTCCTGTTGTGATGGATCACCAACTGGAGCTGGGTTATCACCTGCAGGCGCTGACGGTTCTGAAGCAGCCGGAGCTGCTCCACCATCGACTGGTTGCTCATTGCAAAGACGGCTATACAGCAAACGCTCAAATAAATTCATGATCACTCCTGTTCACTGGCCTCTTTGGCCATCTTCAAATACTGTTCAGGGCAATGCGCCATAACGCGCTGAAACAGTTCCAGCGCCAGATTGCGTTGCCCCTCATTAAATGCCATTGCCATAGCGTCCATCGGTGAGATAGCGGAAAACACACGGCCTTTCTCCAGCACAGACCAGACAACGCGACGCCCCTGTTCACTGCTCATGACAAAGCGAATGTCATCAATTTCACGCTGTGCCATGTCACGTTGCTTACGGGCGTTTTCTTCTTTCAGTTGATCGTCTTCGTAATCTGTCATTGTGATTGCCCACCCTGACCACTAACTGCATTCGCCATAGCTGACAAAACACTCGGATCCGAAGTTTTAGCTTCGCTTAGCGTCTTGGCACCCTGTGCCGCCGCCATCCCCATCGCCATCATTTGTTGCTGCTGTTGCTGCTGTGCCCGTTGCTGGCGAGCCTGATCAACCTGTTCCTGCGGAACAATGACGGTTGGAGACACTCCGGACATATCAGCGAATGCATCGATCGCCTGATCAACGTTGAGTTTGTCGAGAGCTTCTGGTTTCGCTTGCGCAAGTTGACCAATGAAGTTAACCGTGGACGCCAGACTGGACAGGCCGATAGACTTCTGCGCCTGAGCCATGACGGAAATGTATTCGACCTTCAGGGGCATGCCTTCCATCGCGTCAGGCGGTGGCGGCAGCATGTTTTTACGCACCATCATCGAGAAAGCGCGGTCAATGAGAGGATTAAGACATTCGTCGTTCAGACGCTCCAGAACCGGCCCCAACATCAGAAGTTTTTCTTCTTTCATTTCGATCACCGCTTCAACAGGCATCGAGCGGGTATTGATGTTCTGCAACATCATGAACAGATCGACAAAGTAGGCGCTGTTAATGATTTGACGAGTGTCCTGAATGTCTGCTACCAGATCTGCTGTACTGGGGTTAACCAGATAAGCAGGCCTGAAACCATCCTGACCAGTAATCTGATCGATATACGTGATGTCGCCAGGAAGAAGGGAGGCGCGCTGATTCTTGAGGGAAGTCGGAGCAACCATCGGCGGATTGGTGGCTTTATCAATCAACTGCGACTTGCGCTTCTGAAGAAGCTGCAATGCCTTAACAGGTCCAAGCGCCAGCATACCCGGGCATGATGATCCATAAACATCTTCGCCGTTAACTTCCCAGCGCGGAGCCATAATTGGAAACTCATCGAATCCGGACTCACGCAACAACTTGTCGTTATCGCCGCCAACCTCGTAATAAACCGATTTGAATGGCTTGTTCTTGCTATCCAGCTTCGATGTATCGCGGTCAATGTTCGGGTAAACCGAATGCATCACCTCAATCCACTTCTCGTAGGTGCCAATTTCCCACATGCTTTTTACGGATTCGCTGACGTTATTTAGCCCGAACTCCTGAACAAGCTGACGAACAGTCATAGAGAACTTGCGAAAACAGGTGTCCACACTGCCACGAGGTGAGTTAGCCAGGTAGTAACTACCTATCGGGAATGGCATTGTGCGAATGATGTCCTCGTCATCCTCCAGCACCGCCATTGCACCAGTGCTGTATGTGCCGAGGCTTCCGTATAACTGCGGAAGAGACTGGTAGAGATTCGACTTATTGAACATATCATTCATGCGGTTCTGCACCGCCTCAAGCCACAACTTAACAGGGCCATAATCCATCATTTCAGGATCTGGCGTAGCCAGGCGAAACCACGGACGCGCGGGGCTTGTGATGCCTGACATCATGCCGCTGGCGAGAGTGCGCGCCGCCATAGTCCCGGTCGAATCAATAATGCGTGTATTGCGTCGATCGTTACGGTTGACCTCAGAAGTCAGAAAGCGGGAACCACGCGGGTTGATGTAATCACTCAACTCGCGCCAGTGCGGCTCGAACGACTGACGCTCGCTTTCAAGTTGTGCGAACTGTTTGTTCAATCGCTCTTTAGTTGTTTCCGCCATTTCAATGACTCCGGTTACTGACCAAGCAGCGTTTTACCGCTGGTATTAGCGGTTGATGTGTCGCCCTGAGAACCGGTAAGCAGCGTAGAACTACGACCAGCAGCAGCGCGACGGCGACGTGTTTCTTCGTCGCGGGCATCAACAACGGCGGCATCCTGCTCCTGTGGTGCTGCCTGAACTTCTGGTGTTGCAGGCACTGATGGTGAGCTACCCATGCACATATCAATGACTCCGTACGCAATTAAATTATTACCAATTTAACCACATGTGATTTATTTATCGTAGATAGTTGACATTTAACGCACAAATTATTACCTTTCAGGTAATCAAAGGGTTCATTCCGGTTATTAACCTGACTGGCTTGTCGTTAAATTGAACAGGTGGAGTGAGCTTTTATTTTGAGCAGTACGGCGTATGGCACATGCGCCGATAGCGGTCTGGATACGTTTAAGGGGCACCCTCCCTTGCTCGGGCAAACGAACCAGGTAGCCGGAATGTGCAAGTCGAGCGGTTTTATTCCGCGCACGGGGATTCACCATCCCGGCGATTCGGTGTGACGCCTCGGAAGAGACGAGGGTACAACGATGAGAGCATTTATGGAGCCGCGACAAAGTGTGGCGCCTTAACAGGCTAAGTGCTCTCAGCGTTGTGGCATTAGCTCAGTTGGACAGAGCAACCGCCTTCTAAGCGGTTGGTCGCAGGTTCGAATCCTGCATGCCACGCCAGAATCACGCCTAAGGACCGTGATGCCAGAAGTTCCAGGTGCTTGGCGGTGATAGTTTCCCTTGAAGGACTATCACCGCCCTTTTTACAGCAGGACGCCATTGCGATGACTTCATGCTGTAAACCCGTACAGCCACGGAAGGCATAACTCATTGCTTCCAGTTCGCCCGGTTCGCCGGGCATTTTTTTAAGGTGAGATTATGAACGACCAGCAAATCGAAAAAGAAATCGTTGAGAAAGGCAAAACGGCACCGCGCGTTACGCCAGACCATATCGAAGGCATTATTGCTCAGGAGGCATATTTCACAGCAGAAGATGGTGCCTTTGGCAAAGCCATAAAAGCGAAACATACTGGCGGAGAGGTAAACTACCAGCCGCACGAATCACTTTCTCTGCTGACGTTCTGCGTCCTGGTGCTGCGCAACGGCTTCACCGTCACCGGAGAGAGTTCCTGTGCAAGTCCGGAAAATTTTGATGCAGAAATTGGTCGGAAGATTGCCCGGCAGAATGCTGTAAACAAAATCTGGATGCTCGAAGGTTACTTGCTGAAGCAGAAGTTAAGCGAGCAATAACACCGTGGCATGTCACAAACAGCCAGCCTATGAGCTGGCTTTGTTTTATCCTCACCAGAGGATATCAACGACATTATCCCCACCAGCGGATTAAGCATAAGGGTCATAATCCGTTATGGCCCTTCCCTGCTGGCTTTGCTGTCCTGGTATATTTATGCGTTTCGAGACCGGGAAAGCAAACGTCAGCAGTAGCGCATCGCCTTTACCAGGAGAACGCCCAAGACGCTCTTTGATATCTTCCTTCGGTTCGATAACGATTTTACCGTCCACACGAACTTTGTACTCTGCCGCCGACAGGTCGTCTGCAGTTTCCTGGTCATCCAGCATGCCGCCCAGCCTCAGCCATGTCTTACATGAGTTGAACATCTCCCCACGCTTGTTAAGCATCTGCGGGTCAGTGGACGCACCGCCGAACGGAACAAGTTGCCATGTACGTCCCCAGCCATCACCGATTGACTTCAAACCGGTTCCATAACCGAAGTCGATGAACACCGCGTCAGCCTGATACTGGTCTTCAAAGTCAGCGATACGCTTCGCCATAATCAGATCGTCGGTGGTCTTGTTACCAGTCCATAGCACCTTACTGTGCAGCCCCTGCCGCAGGTATATCACAGCGTCATCAACGCCGGAGTATGCCGGGTCAACGCCGATTATCACCGGAGCATGTGCAACCTGCGCAGCGGTTACCACCCGTTTCATTGCCTCGTCAGTAAGGCCGGTAGGGATAAACTGCAATTCAGATGCATCCGGGAATATGCCGCGCACACGGATTTTAACGAAGTCGCTGTCTTCCCCGTAGTCATCAACCCATTTCTGCAACTGCTGTTTGTTAGTGCCTTCCACCGTCCGGCTGTCAATCTGCGCAGTTTTCCAGCGGTGTTTATATTTGCGGAAACATTCGCGGAAACGCCCGGTGTTACGTGTAGGGTTTCCGAATGCCACCCAGATAATCTCAGTGTCTTCGTCCGTCAGCGCACCCTCTGCTACCTCCCACACCAGATCGGCAATGTTGGATGCTTCGTCGAATACCACGATGATGCGTTTGCGCTCGTTGTGTAGTCCGGCGAATGCCTCAGTGTTGTGCTCAGACCAGGGGATTGCGTCAGCTCGCCACCGCTTGTCGTGCCCAGGGTCATTGCTGTACATCGCGGTAGCGGTACAGGTAAACCAGTCTTTCGTGATAGCAAGGTTCGACCACTTGATAATTTCCGGCCAAGTCTTCGTTCGTAGCTGGTTGTCGGTGTTGGCGGTCACCACGACCTTACAATCCTCGCAAGTGGACATGCCCCAGTTGATCAGCATTGAGATGAATGCGGATTTACCAATACCGTGACCAGAAGCACGTGCCAGCATAAGCGGCTGATATCGCGTCTCTGGATTCTGCAGGTGATCACGTATCTCTCGGAACGCATCGGCCTGCCACTGACGTGGACCGGTGGCATGTGCCAGTTCAGTACCCTCTTCCCCCCACGGGAACGCATAGAGGGCATAGCCAAGCGGATCGTGAGTGAACCCTGCAATATCCTCGATTAACTGCTCTTCAGGAGATAACGCTGTATCTGTCACTGATTGCCATCCTGACGTTCTTTCAGTCTCTTCCTGGCTGCCGCTATGCGATCAGCAATTGTCACATTCACATTAACATCCAGGCGTTCTTTGAATGCGTTGACGTCGACGTGCTTACCAATCAGTTCGAGGTTCTTCACCTTGTCAGGCCATTTAATTTTTTTGAGGATTGTCTCTATCGAATCCTCGTTCATGTTCATGATGGTCGATGACAGATCAAAGCCACTAAGCGTAGTGCGCCAGATTTTCGGCCACTCACGGATTGGTTTAAGGCTCCCATCGTCGTTGAGGATATCGATCACGTCCATCTGGTCGATCTCCACCAGGCGCATGAGAACGTAATCAGCACTGACGCGCATTCGTTTGTTGCGCTCCTCCATCAACTCGGCAATCCGTTTTTGAATGCGTTCATCGCGCATCATGACACTGGCTTTAACTGCCGCTGTATTTGGGGAGAATCCTGCGTTAATCGCTGCCTGAGTCTGGTTTTCAGGCGTTTTGATGTATGACTGGCAATAAGCCTCCTGCATTGCTGTTAGTGGCTTAAATTGCGTTGATTTGCGTTTATAGGTTTTAGGTTCAGCAGGCATCATAACCACCGTGGTAATAGTTACCGTTGTGGTAATAGTACCATGCAAAATAAAGCCGCCATAGTTGGCGGCAGTATTCAAAACACATCAAATTCATCATGCATAATCCACTCGTGACATGTCACACTATTAATTTCGTTTCATGCCAGCCTTTAGTCACCCAGCATTGCGAGTCACCATTGCACGGGCATGAATTAACTGGAACTCTCTCGCCGCACTTACCGCAACGTTTTCTGCTGATCGATTTTATACGCCCGCGCACGCGTGCATCATCCTGGCGGATCAGTAACGCTATATACTCACCAAATTCGTAAGGCGCACGCCCGGGGCGACGCGTGGCACAGTTACGCTCCAGCATTTCAATTTCCTGAGCATCAAGCACAATTTCCAGCTTACGCACACCAGATGCAGCTTGTCTGGCTCTCTGAGCGGCTTTGCGCTCTGCTGCTGATTTAGCCATCAATATTTACCTTTATCGCGAACACCTTTACCGGTTTATCACCGAAGTGGGGATGTGTGATTGTCTTGATTTCATATCCGTCATACGGGACGTTAATTCTGCGGCTGGAATCGTCGCGCTTCGGATATCCCTTTGTGATAATCAGGCGGTCATACTCCCGGAACATAATTCGCTTATTCCAGTAGTCATTACACAGGCGATATTCTTCTGTTTTCTCTCCGCGAATCATGGCATCGAAGTATTCACCTTTAACGGCAAGTTGCAGGTTAGCCACGACCTTCCTCCTTTGGCTTGTGAATTTGTATCGTCATGCCGCTTTGAATGGTGACTACAATGACAGAACCAGGCTGAAGGCTGTTAAGATTGAATGCTTCGTAAAACGAATCCAATGCCAGTGCTTTTTTATTCTTTCGGTTCCACCAACGCCATCCCTTGCTACAGGCTACACTGACAATCCACTGTCCACTCCTGTAAGCCATATAAAACCAGATGAGCAAAACCTGAAGGGATGCCATCCAGTCAATAATCGTATATTTCGCGAAGGAGTCCATCACTTCATCTCCTGCGCCGTTTTGATGATTGCTGCCAGACAATTCTTGCAAGGAACAAGCAGCGTTCCCTGCTCAATGCTCAATAGCGCATGCTGAGCATCCTGAAAAAGCCATTCGAATGACCCTGGCCGATGACCGCACCATGTCTCAATCTCGTGCTTAGGGAGTTTAACTCCCTCTCGATAGTCATATTTGATGATGTGCTTTCTCACGACTTCACCTCCTGTTGAGCAGAAACCTGATTTTTGAGTGATTCAGAAATATTCCTGCAATACCTAGCGGATTCATCATCGAAAATGCTTTCGAAATACTCAGCAATCCAGCCGAACACAACAACCTGCTCATTGCTTGGATTTGCACTTTGATTGAAGGCGGTTATTAGTGATGCACTCATACTAACTTAACCTCCTGTTTTGGGGCTGCTGGAAGTGGCATCCAGTGGGTTATGATTACTTCGCGAGGATTGCAGTCGTCCTCTACTGGCTGCCACTCCGTCCATACATTGGTTTTATGGACAAAGAAATAAGCAGGAATGTAGCCTGGTTCATCTCCTTCAAAATATGTTCCCCAGCAAAGATACAAGCAATTGCTATCAGGCATTCGCTCACTACAGCTTATCCAACCATCCGGAGTAACCGGATAGTTGCGCATTGCGACCTTAAATGCCTCATAGAAGCAACCTTTCAGATTATTGAACTGACGCCCGTTCAGAGGGCCGTGTTCAGTCAGCATGTTGTGTAATTTCCATGCCGCGTCGTTTACTTCGTTGGAAGACAGGGGAGGCAACTTGTAAGCCTGGCTTACAGGCTCGTCACCATTAAGCATGGCAGCGCGGAGTTTCTGTATCTCCCGTGCCATTATTGCGTCCTGACGAGGAGTGAACATATCACCTGCAATAATTCTGTTTAGTTCCTCGTTAGTGAACTCATAATCATCAGGAACATTGTTAACCTCAGCATAAAGAGGCTTTTTGGTAGAAATGGTCATCGTAAAACACCCTCCACACTTACCAGTCCGTTCCGCAAAAGATAATCCATCGCCCTTTCTGGTAATTTGCAATCAGGTTTTGCTTTTTTCAGTTGGCTGACCAATTGTTTAACCAGCATTGTTAATTCGATAACCTGGTAGCGCGGCAATGGTGAATTATCGGATTTGCCCTGACTGTCTGCGCTGCATGAATGCCCTTCCAGCCAGGCCAATGCTTGCTGCATGTAATGCGCAATATGTTTGCCGTGATAATCGTCTTCATCGATGTGAAAAGCGATACTGCGGATGTATTCAATTGCGTATTCAATGGCCTCCGGCGCTATCGGCGCTGACATATATTGATTTTGGAGTGCCACGACGAGGCAGGCATCCTCAACGCCTTTAACTGCATCTGAGCAGTAGTTATAGCGATTGCATTCCACTAACTTCTGCTTGAGATTTTCAATTGCTTGCGCGACATCAGCCTGTATTTCCAGAACTGGTGGAACGGCATATAGCGGCACCCACTTTGGTGCTTTATCCCCGACCGAACGCTGATACCAGTCACCCGGCTTGAATTCATAAAACTCACCAACTGGCTCTGCTTCCAACGATGCAAGTGCGATTTCATAAGCTCGGCGCTCAATATTGTCTCGAACGTCCAGGCTACCGATTCGCTCTTTGATTTCTTTAATCAGTTCTTTGTCGGTAAACGTGATCATTATGCTCCAGCCTCCGGTGCTTTCGGCATTACTGCCCAATGAGTGATATTGACGTTTTCAAGATCCCCGACCTGAAATGTCCACTGCCATTCTCCGGTTTCTTTTTGTCCCCAGGTGTACCAGAGAGAACGCCAGCCAATCAGCCAGCCTTCTCCGTTAGCATCGAATAACAAAACACTTTCATTTGCAGGTGGCAGTTCAGCTGACACTGGTGTTACTTTGTTTCCCTGTTCTACAATTCGCTTTCTTGCAGCTTCCAGCTCAACGCGCAGCTTCCCAACCGTAAGAGCAATTTCCTCGTTCTCCTGGTCGCGGGATTTGATGTACTGCTGGTTTCTTTCCAGCTCATCCAGCAGCGCCAGCACAGTAGCCGGATTGGCTGCGGCGATGAATTCAGCATTGGCCTGCTGTTCCATTTGGAAATCTTCATCGAAACCGCTTTCAGGATGCGCTCCTTCAATTCTGCAAATAGGAATATATCCAGCAACTTCACGATGAATTAGCGCATCATCAGCATCAAATCTCTCCTCTCCATATTCGAGCGACCACACACCACTCGTTGCTTTCTCTGCCTTTTCACGCAGTACCTGATAGTCAATCTTGCTCACTGGTTGCCTCCTTTGCGAAGCTGGGCAGCAAAGTCAACTAACCACTCAGTCATTTCAACCTTCCCTACCAGGTCTGAACCAGGGTACATACAGCAATCACTCTGCGCCGCTTTGAAATCCTTATACTCATATTCTTGGGCCACCAGATTTTTTGCAGCTTCTATAGCAGCATCCACCCCCTGCGCCCGGACTTCAGCCAGGAAAGCATCAGTGGTTGGCGTTTCAGGTATCTGTCTCCTCATCCGTTCTATTGCATGATTGAACCCGAAGTCTTCCGCGAGAGATACGTCATCCATATTGTCATTGTCATCCTCAATATCCCGTAATTCTGGAATTGCAGACTTTATTCCCGCATTCTCCGCTGCCAGCGCCGCGCACTTGGCTTCAAGAGCGGCAACCACTTCCTGATGGTCTTTGTACTTAACGTATGAGCCGGAGATGTCATCACCTTCGGTGTTTTAGCCATGCGTCATTGCAATTCACTGCGTAGGTTCTGATGCTGATGCTCTCCGCCCCTGACAGACGCCAGGCCAGTCAATAAAGTATCCGCAATGCCTACCCTCAGACGTGCGCGCAGGATAAATGCCGTTATGACCCGGCAAAATATATGCTACCCATTCATCTTGCGTTGCCTGTTCCGCCGCCTCGCGCAGTTCTTGATAGTCAATCTTGCTCACTGGTTGCCTCCTTTGCGGAGCCGGGAGGCGCGATTATTGGCCTGCTGGAGAACCATCTTCCAGCCAACAACCTCATGCATATCAGATGAGCACTGCTGATTGGAGAACTTGACCAACATTGTTTCAGCCAAGCCAGCCAAGCTATCAAGTTCGCTGGCCCGTACTTCAGCAAGGAATGCGTCGGTGGCCGGGGTTTTGTTGTCGCACATCAACTCAAGCGCGTCGTTCCCATCAAGATTACAAAACTCCCATGCTGACGAATAGAACTCGATGCCAGGCCAGACCAAGAGTCTATTCATTTTGTCATTTAGTGTCGCATTCTCCGCAGCCAGCGCTGAAAACTTCTCGTGTGCCAACTTAACAGCTGCATCAGCCTGCTTAATTGACTCAATCGCTTTCTGTTGGTCTTCGGCCAGCGCATTAGCACGCACCAGTTGCACTTCCAGTTGCGTTGCCAAATCGCTGATCAGCTTTGCCACACTACGCATATCAACGGCACCACATTCTGCTTTCAGTTCCGAAGCCATCTCATGCCCGGCGGCAACTAACCCTTTGATATTACTTTCCATCTTTACCCTCGCTTATCCACATAACTTATTGATTACATTGATAACTAAAAAGATCGTCGATTCAGAACTCTTCGATGTTCCAGCCACCACCTGCTTTCTTTGGTTTAACCGTTACCCCGATGATTCGGAACGGATACTGATCTGCGGCGACTTTGGTTTTCACTCTGGCGTCGTCGGTCCAGAAACCTTTCACTTCGTGCAGTTCCATCTCGCCGGTGGCGAGCATCACAGCAAAATCTGGCGTATAGAACGTGTTGTCAGCTAACCGCAACTTGATACCCTCAAATCGATACCAGACGATTTCTCCTGCACGTTTACGCAGCTCAAGGTGCTGGCAATACGCAGATTCTGTTTTGTTCATCTGGCCTGTTTTGGGTCGACCAAGAGCCTGTATCTGTTTTCTCATGATTTACCTCTAAGGTAATTAAAAACCACATAAGACACGAAATCAATAGAGTTTAGAATGTTTTGTTACCTGATGGGTAATTATTGAGACGTAAAAAAATGCGCTATCGCGCTGGTATTACTTGATAAATCCTGCCGCCTTTCCCCGCCTGTATTCCTCCATCAGCCACTGCGCCGGTGTTATTCCCCCAAGGGTGGCGGCGTTAGGCATGCACCCGAAACTTCGCCCTGGCGGGTGGTAAACGTCTCTCCCTGTGTCCGGAGGTGTACTCATGGGTTCTGGCTTTGCCTGTATGCTGATCACCGGATCGGGTATCTGCTGTCCGGAAGCCACCTTTTTCGCCCAATCATCGAGCAGCCTGCGCGCGTGTTTCTCAACCTCAATCTCGCTAAGCTGGCGCTGATACATTGCACGGCGGGTATCACATACGACCCAGTACATAACCGGATGTCGCCACGGGAATCTTTCGGGACCGCCAGGATATAAACTTTTTTCCTTGCTGTACCGGTGAAACTCCGCCATCACATCGTCAATGGTGACGCCAAGAACCATCTTGCTGTCTTTGCACCACTTGATGAATTGCCCTGGCGACGGCCAGAACGGAGATTCACTGGCGCGGGCGTGGCGCATACCAGCAGAAACCTGTTCACGGGTTCGGATCCCCCCTTCAGCAAACGCAGCAATCCACTGCTGTTTTGCAGCAACTTCCTGCTCTGGCGTCTTCAGGTTGGTTACCACTGCCGCCGGAAACAGTTGTTTCAACTGTTTGAAAAGGGCATCAACAAGCCTCTCTGCTGACATGTTCACTACGTTGTCATTGTTGGTGTACTGATGCTCATAACCTGACATGCGAGAAAGGGCTTCTCCGTCACGGTTTTGTATCGCGGTAAAAACGTTGTTCACAAGAAATCCTCCCATGCTTCAGGGCTGTTCCAGTGCGGAACGTTGTTATCAGGTAATGTTGATTGCTTCTGTCTGCTAATCTGCAGCCGCCTTGCCAGCTTCTGCTCCCACTGTGCCTGATGGTATGCCTTACCCTCAGCCATCCAGTAAATTCTGAACTCTGCAAGTTCCTGTGCCGTTGGCAGACTGTCCAGGTAGATCCCCTGCAATGAGCTTTTCCGAAGAAAGTCATCTGATGGTTGCCATTGTTCATGCATGACAAATTTGCCTAATTGCCCTGGCCCACCAGGAGGAACAAAGTTATTCATCACGGCGTTGTTTGCGCCGGGGTCATGAGGCACAGAATTCCCGGTTTTTGTCCTGCTCTCCCTCTCTTGGTTAAATGACTGGTTATATGACTGGTTCTGGATCCCGTTTTTGGGATCATTCAACATCCCGTTTTTGGGATCATTCAACATCCCGTTTTTGGGTATATTCCCGTTTTCGGGAACATTACCGTTTTCGGGAACATTACCGTTTTCGGGTTCATTACACCCATCTAGGTTGCCTTTAATGTTCCCTTTTTTGGTTATATTAAGAGAGAAAACCCGCACTCTTTTTGTCGCTCCCTTTCTCTCTCCGGTATCTGAAATAAGCCCCATTTTCATGAGCGATATAAGCCCGGCCTGCACGGTTTTTTTATTCAGGCAAGTGTCTTTAACGAGGCGTTCTATGCTGGGGTGGCAGAGGTTATATTCATTGGCTCTGTCAGCCATCGAGAGCAGTATGAGCTTTAATGATGAGCTACCTGGATCTGTCCCCCAGGCCCAATCTGTTGCATGTCTGCTCATGATTAATCTCCGCTATCAGCTTGAATGTTGTGGGGAGGAATTAATCATGATCTGCTTAATCTCTGCCCTGATACGACGGTTTGATTCCATGGTGCACTCAACACAGTGTCCGTTGTAAACCCAGCGTTCACTGTCATGTCCGTGCTTACATGTTTTTCCGGTGTAGTAGCGTTTAAGTCCGCGCTTTGCGGCATCAATACGTGTAATGATTTCCATGGTAAGCCCTGTTATTAGTATTGGGATTACGGTTATTTTGTGCTGACACAAAAAAAGATCAACCATATTTGGTTTTTTATTACCTTTGAGGTACGAATAGATATGAAAAGACCGCCGGGTGGCGGTCTACAGAGGGTTGTGGCTGGATATCATGAGTAGAAGAAGTATGCCAGTTCTGCTTTTGAGCGCAGCCATTGTCTTGTTTTACAGGCTTTAAAAAGCCCATTCATCAATACCTTACCTGGCATTTTGCGCTTACCTGTTAAGTGAGTCTGGATATAGTGACTCGTCGTTCCGGCTTCCTGTGCGAAGGCTTCACGCTCATCCGGAGTAAGTGCAAGCCAGTGCTTTTTGAAATCGAAATGTCCGTTATCGCTCATAGCTATTGCCTGATATTTATTTCAGATAATAAATATTCACCCATAAGGTAACAAAAATCAAGGATAGTTACCTATGGGGTGCATTTACCTGTTGGGTAATATTGCTTTAAATTGAATCATCTACTGATTCATATATGAGGCGATTTTCCAGAAAATGAAAAGTATCCAGGACGTCCGCAGGCAAAATCTCAACGACTTGATCGACCGTGAATTCAATGGTGTTCAGACGCGGATGGCAGAAAAACTTGGAACTCAGGCAAATCTGGTAAACCGCTGGGCTCTTGGCAAGAAGGTTATCGGCGACCAGGTTGCGCGAAAAATTGAAGCTGCCGCCAATAAACCCCGTAACTGGCTTGATATCGATCGCTCGCTTTCTCAGGAAGGTTTTCAGCCTGTCGGCCCAAGCGACATTGGTCAGCTAGCGGCTCACAACCTGGAACGCTGGATGAGCGAAAGCCGCGACCTTTCAACACAGGGAAAACTTCACCGCGCATCCGGCGTAGCCCAGGTGACAATCAGCCGCCTGTTAAACAATGAGGTCAGCGTTTCCATTTCCACCCTGGAGAATGTTGCATCCGCATTCGGGCGTCATGGCTATGAATTACTGATTCACCCGCATGACCCTGCGACCATCAACTATGACCGCTCGCGCTACGCATTGTTACCCGAAACCGAGAAAGCAAAGATCGAAAGTTACATTGAATTTGTCATCAACCAGAACGAAAAAAACAAACAATAAAATCATATTTTTCAGTAAGTAAGCCGCCTTCTGGCGGCTTTTTTTATTGCCTATACGATTACCTGACGGGTAATTTTTTAACTCATATCTATTGACATCAAACCAAATACGCATAATCATTACCTCAAAGGTAACAGACCGAGGTAACAAATTATGCAGTGGAAAATCATCAACGGTTGGTACTGCGTTACTGCATGCGGATTCATGAGCTGGAAGTTCCGCACCTTACAGGAAGGCATTAAGTGGGCTTTCGTCAGCAAAGAAGCTCGCGATGTGGCCAACGATAACGAGATATGGGAGGGCTGATAATGAACGTTAATCAGCAGAAAAATCTTCAAAAAATCATGCTGGCATTCGACAAGGACTACCGCCTGTCAGAACAGCTATATGACCGACAAGTTGAACTGATTGAGAGTATCCGGCTTCATCAACTGGCATCAACTTTCGACGTTGTAACAGTTAAAGGCGTTCGCCAGGAAGTACTGGAGGCCGCTAAAGACAGCCCTGAGTTCGAAGAACTAATGGATGCCTACCGGCGCGAGGCAATGGCAATTATCGCCCGCTGGGATCTGGCTGATCAGATTGATGGGCAGAGGGACGCGGCATGAATCAGGGAATTTATTTCGATATCAGCAACGAGGACTACCACGCCGGTGACGGCGTGAGTAAGTCGCAGCTAGATATGGTGGCTAAGAACCCTGCCCTTCTGAAATGGGTGAAGGCTGCTCCGGAAGACGAAGAGAAGAAGTCTGCACTGGACATTGGTACTGCTCTGCACTGTCTGCTTCTGGAACATGGAGAGTTTGACAAACGCTTCATCGTTTCACCGAAATTCGATCGTCGGACAAAACAAGGTAAAGCTGACGAAGAGGCATTTCTTCGTGATGTGGCGGATATGGGGATTTCGGTACTTGATGCAGAGCAGTGGCGGAAACTGGAGCTGATGCGTGATAGCGCAATGGCTCACCCGGCGGCACGCTGGATGTTGGAAGCACCTGGTTACTGCGAAGCATCAATGTACTGGAACGATGAAGAGACGGGTGAGTTGTGCCGAATTCGTCCAGACAAATGGCTGAACGAGCACAACGTGATCGTCGACGTGAAAAAGGTTGCAGATATGGACCGTTTTGCACGCCACATCGAGGAATTCCGCTACCACGTGCAGGACGCAATGTACCGCGAAGGCGCAATGAGGGTTACTGGTCAGCCGCATGGTTTTTTCTTTCTTGCCGTGAGCGAAAGCATTGATTGTGGTCGGTATCCGGTACGCGTGTTCGAGCTGGATGCGCCGGATGTCGATGCCGGGCACGCTCTGTTCCGCCGGGATCTGAATACCTATCACGAATGCCGCATCAACGATGAATGGGGCGGAGTGGAAATTATTAAACGCCCTGACTGGGCACGTAAACAGGATATGTACATATGAGCAATGATATCGCAATCACATCACAACCAGGCGCAACTGTAGGCACTGCTGCGGCAATCTTCAGCCCCGAGGGCATGAATCAACTGGTGCGTTTCGCGGAGTTGATGTCACAAAGCAAAGCGACTGTACCGAAACATCTTGAAGGCAAACCTGCCGATTGCCTGGCGGTGACCATGCAGGCGGCACAGTGGGGAATGAACCCTTTCGCCGTGGCGCAGAAAACGCATGTGGTAAACGGAACGTTAGGCTACGAAGCACAGTTGGTAAACGCGGTCGTATCCTCTTCCAGCCTGCTGGCGACACGCCTGAATTATCGCTGGAGCGGCGACTGGTCGAATGTTAACGGCAAAACAGATAAATCACCGAATCTGACGGTAACTGTGTCAGCAGTTCTTAAAGGAGAAGCAGAACCCCGTGAGCTTACCATCAGTATGGCGCAAGCCGGAGTGCGTAACTCTCCATTGTGGGAACAGGATCCGCGCCAGCAACTTGCCTATCTTTGCACGAAACGATGGGCTCGCCTGCACGCTCCTGATGTACTTCTCGGTGTTTACACCCCAGACGAATTACAGGAAACGGCACCGCGCGTTGAGAGAGACATTACTCCGCAAACGACCACTGCTGCGGGAATGAACAGTCTGATCAACGCTAAACCAGCGAAAAAGCCTGATGAGCAAACGCGTAAAGCGGATAGCCGTGATCCAGAAGAAATGCTGATGGCCTTTACCAGCGCAGCGATGAATTACAGCACTGTCTCCGAACTGGATAAGGCTTACAAATACATTGCACAAAAACTTTCAGATGATGACGAACTGCTGGCAAAAGCCACCGACGTTTACAGCGTTCGTCGGGAAGAATTAAACGAAACATCTATGTAACCACCACCGCGGCGCCACGCGCGCCGCACTGCAACCAAGAGAGGTATTTATGAAAGGTGCATTAGGTAAGAAGGAACTCCTGGCGGTGGTGCCACTGTCATGGAGCACTATCGACCGTATGGAGCGCGCAGGGGAATTTCCTAAACGCTGGTATATCACCGATAAACGCTGCGCATGGAACCGTGATGAAGTTGAGCGTTGGCTTGATGAACGTCAGGCAGCAAGCCCGGCAGAGTTCCAGGGTAAAAAACCTCCTGTTCAGCAACGTGTATATCGTCCTGTGAGCAACGCTGCATGAGTGCGCTGCTAAGGCACTGGAGCAAATGGTCAGGATGGTACTTATTCCTGGCCTCTGTTTCAGCATGGCTTTATCTGCTGGCATTAATTTTCAGAGAGGGTTGGATTAAGTGAGAAAGTTAAGCCGACTTGAAAAATATCACATGAACAAGGTTTCAATGCGCAGCCATTCAAAGGTTGTTGCCGTTACTCCTGCGGCGATAGAGATCGAAAAACGCGCGATTGAAAGAGAGAAAAAAGGGCAGTTCCGCATTGCCGCCCACCTTTGGCTTCAGTGTATGGATGTTGCTTCTGGTGATGTTGAGCGTGCAAGGATCGCGGTTCGCAGGGACCAATGTATCACAAAAGTTAACGGCCTTCGCCGTGGCGACTATAGCGGCATAGGATGTTGTGGGGTGGTTTATGACTAAGAAATACACACTAATCTATGCAGATCCACCCTGGGTATACCGGGACAAAGCCGCAGATGGTAATCGCGGTGCCGGTTTTAAATATCCGGTTATGAGTGTGCTGGATATCTGCCGCCTTCCTGTGTGGGATTTGGCCGATGAAAACTGTCTGTTGGCCATGTGGTGGGTGCCAACACAACCACTCCAAGCACTAAAAGTTGTTGAAGCCTGGGGATTCCGTCTGATGACCATGAAGGGCTTCACGTGGATAAAATGTGGTAGTCGACAACCAGATAAACTGGTTATGGGTATGGGACACATGACTCGCGCCAATAGTGAAGATTGCCTGTTTGCGGTAAAGGGAAAACTACCTACGCGCATTAATGCAGGGATCGTTCAGTCATTTACCGCACCGCGGCTTGAGCATTCAAGAAAACCAGATATCGTTCGTGAAAAACTTGTGCAATTGTTAGGCGATGTTTCTCGCATTGAACTGTTCGCCCGCCAGTCGTCTCATGGCTTCGATGTTTGGGGTAATCAGTGCGAAGACCCGGCAGTGCAACTACACCCTGGATACGCGTTGGATATTGCCAGATTAACAAATGCATTCAGCAATGCTCCGCTGTCACCAACAGACAACCAGGGGCGGGAGCGTGCAGCATGAACCTATATCAACGCATCAATGGCGCTGACTGGTGCAATATCTTCGTCGTCGGCGATCTGCATGGGTGCTACACGCTGCTGATGAACGAACTCGACAAAGTTTCATTCGACCCGGCGCGCGATTTGCTTATTTCCGTTGGTGACCTTGTTGACCGCGGCGCTGAAAACGTCGAATGCCTGGATTTGATTACTATGCCGTGGTTCCGAGCTGTTCGTGGCAACCATGAGCAGATGATGCTGGATGCACTGGTCAACGGCGGAAGTTTCGGACATTGGATGTCAAACGGCGGTGGATGGTGGCACCAACTTGATTCTGAGCAGGATGTGCAACTCAAATACCTTCTGCCAAAGGTTACCAACCTCCCGATGATTATCGAACTGGTTACCGGCAATAAGAAGGTCGTCATCTGCCACGCAGACTACCCGCACAACGAATACGCATTCGATAAGCCAGTACCGGAAGAAATGGTGATATGGAATCGTGAGCGGGTTAGCGACGCGCAGGACGGTATTGTCTCGGAGATAACCGGTGCCGATTTGTTCATCTTCGGTCATACGCCAGCACATCACCCACTAGTGTATGCAAACCAGATGTACATCGACACCGGAGCAGTGTTCTGCGGAAATCTGACGCTTACCAAAGTCCAGGAAGGATAGAATTATTTATTACTGTCTTCCATCCACCTCTCAAACTTCGACGGGGAGAACGGAATCAGATCCGTATGCTCCCCATTAATCCAGGAATCAATCATATCGGCCCACTGCTGCAACATGTAGGCGCGCTGTCTGGCGTATTCCGCTTTGTTATATACGGCGCGCACACCTTTCTGCTCATGTGCCAGAGCCTTTTCAATCCAGTCTGAAGGATAACCAGCCTCATGCAACAACGTACTGGCTGTACGGCGCATATCATGTACAGTGAAGTCCTGAATATGCTCACCATCTTCATTTATTATTTTCACCGTTCTGTCGATCAGAGAGTTCAGCGCGGCATTAGATAATGGCTTCCGGAAGTTGTAACGACCAGGAACCAGATATTCACTTCCACCAGCGCACATCTGCAACCCGACCAATATATCCTGTGCCTGTTTAGGCAGGTAAATAACATGCGCCCGGCTTCCCTTCATGCGGTCTGAAGGAATTGTCCATGTCCATTTTTTAAAATCTATTTCGTCCCACGTTGCATTGGTGAATTCGCCTTTACGAACCATAGTGATAAGCACCAGCTTTAAAGCCATTTTCATAGTGCCCATAGCACCAATGGCATCCAGCGTGCGGAAGAACAGGCCAATTTCTTCTGGCGTCAGTGTTCGCTCTCGTGGTTTAAATATGGCGATAGACGAAGGTTTAATGTCAGCCGCAGGATTAAACAAACCATGACCACGGTCATTGGCGTGACGGTATACGCTGCTGATGATCTCCCTGGCCTGCACTGCTGTTGCCCGACCACCGCGTTCGACAATCCGGTCACACAAATCACGAACCATCGATGTGGTAATTTCAGTCATCATTTTGTTGCCAAGAACCGGAAGTATGTCACGGTCGATCACCGCCTGCTTCATTGCGCGGGTACTGTCAGCCAGGATGACATGTTTCATATAACTGTCGGTATGTACCGCAAACGTCTCGGCACCACGAATCTTTTTGATGCCGTCACGTTTAGCCGCAGCCGGTGACTGGCCTGCTTTAAGCAGCTTCTTTGCAGCAATCAGTTCTTCTCGCGCTTCTGCCAGGCTGATACCGTCACGCCCATACTGCCCGATTACCAGTGTTTCGCGGCGACCGTTGATACGGTAGTCATAGCGAAACGAGACCGTGCCTGACGTAAGCACAGCTACATACAGCCCGTCACGATCGGAGACCTTGTACAGTTTGTCCTGTGGCTTGAGGTTCTTTAATTTTGTATCGGTAAGCAC